GCTTGTACGCATTCTTTACCTTTAAATTTTTCTCTCCAATGTTCTAATTCAATTCCTCGATAAACCAGCATATCTCCTGGTTTTAAATCTACTTTAATTCCTTTAGTATTTTCTGATACATATCCAACACCTGGTTTGTCGGTGCCTTTTGTAGGATCAGGTTCTAAATATATAGGCCAATCATCGCCGCCTAGATTTATAGTAGTGGATATCTCACAACTAAATCTGTCTTTGTGTCTTTTAAGTTCATCACCTTTTTTATAAACTCTTGCATAGGTATAAGCTGGATATAATTTGAGTTCAGTGCTTTTTTCCATAATAGGCTGAAGTTTTAGCATTAAAGTTTCTACAGCTATATCTGCATAATGACAATAAGTGTTTGGGATTTGCTCATTTGGCTGTTCATAATGGCCTAGTATTGTTTCGTAAGGAGAAAGATATTTTTCTTTTACACAAGTGTCAAAAACTTGCTTTTTCATAACCAAATAATTTGCCACAAAAGTAGCCAGATCTGGAGAAATAACTTTTTTTAAAATTATGTATTTATTTTTTTTAAAGCTCATTTATTTAAAAGTATATATTAAAACTATTCTATATCCAAACTTAGGAAAAATATGGTAATGGAATGAAGAATCGAACATAACTCCTTTGTTTTTTTTAGGGCTAATTTGATTAGTTATTTTATTATTTTTATTTAAAATAATTGTTTTAGCTTCGGGATCAGCATTATTTAAATATATAATTACTTGTCTATAAGGATACTCATGATCTCTATGAGGTTTACATTGTTTTGTTTCCACAGCAAAAGTTAAATTTAAACAAGCTCTATATAGTTGAGTCTTTTTTATTTTTACTTTTTTACAAAAGTCTTGAAATATAGATAAAAAAAGTTGAGCATAAGGAGTATTCCATACAAGGTCTGTAGAAATTTTATCTTCCGGTCTTTTTAAAATTTGATGATATAAAAAAGGTAGCTGCGGATGTTCATTTTTATTTTTTCCTTTAGCTAAATAAAAAGGAAATTTTTGTGTATCAATTGCTGTCAATAACATATTAATATTTTTTTTACTTATTATATTATTAATTTCTTTAACCACGTTTTGCCATTTCTTTTGGTATAGCTTGTATGTTCCAATGAATAAATCTAAAGGGTTCTTTACCAAAGTCTACAGAAAATTCATGTTCTAGGTATCCTGGAAATAGAATTAAAGTTCCAACTTTAGGTTTAAAATGTATAAGTTCACTACCTGCTACAATACCGTGTTGCATGTTTTCTTTCATTTTTAATTTAGTACATCTTGCTCCTGTCTTAGGGTCATGAAATATTGGATAAGAAGTTTTATCACTACATTTTAAAAAATAAAATCCCGATACATGTTGATTCCAATGTATATGTGCGGAATGATGTCCTCCCCCTTTTTTAGAAAATTCTTGAACCCATAATTCACTAAACATCGTTTGATATAATGTCATATCATAACCCATAAGGTCTAAAAATTCCCAAGACTTTTGACCTATATAATCTCTAAAATCTTTAAAATCATTATCTGATGTTAATGGTGTCGAATGATGACTTGTTCCAAAATCTCCGTTCGCTTTTATAATTTTTTTATCTCTTTTTCGTGCCTCTTGAATATATTTATTTGAAGCTTTATTTAAAGAGTTTATAAACTCTGGTTTATCTTCACTCCATATTGGAGTCCAAAAATAATTATTTATATACATATTATTTAAATGGTTTACCTAGATGCCATGCAACTAGACTATACCTTGTTCCTTTCGTTACGGGTTTAACTCTATGCCATACAAATGAAGGAAATACAATAATAGATCCTTTAGGTAATATCTCTTTACATTGTACTTTGTGCTTTGATTCATCTCTCATATGTGGTTCATATTTTCTAAAATCAAATTCTAATTCTCCACCTTCATATTCTGAACCATCTGTTAACTGACAAGTCATAGATAGTTTTCTAATTTTACCATGCTCTGGTGTATTGGGTTTATCGTAAGGTTTATCCCAACCATCACAATGCCAATCATAATATTGTTGTAATTTATATTTGGTAAATTGACACGCTTCTGATCTCTCCCATTCAAAATTCCAACCCGCATTTTGATTGGCCTCATGCACATAAGGATGTATTTCTTTATATATCCATGGTTCATTCAACCATACAACATCAGAATTTCTTTTTCTTTTTAAATCAAATACTTCTTCTTCATTTAAAGGTTTTTTACCAAAATCTCTTTTTGTTCCAAAATTTCCCGTAATAGCCATTTCTTCTTTATGGGCTAATCCATAGTGAATAAGTTCATCACAAAACCTAGGAGTTAACGCAGATTTAAAATACCAATAATAATGATTTAAGTTCATGTAATTTCAAACCATCCGGTTGCAATATATTTTTCTTGTGTATGAGATATAACCCCTTGATGTGGATGAGTAAAATCACTGGGCCATATAACTAGTTTTCCTTTTTGAGCTTTAAGAGTTTTCTTTTGAAATGGAAAATAAGTGCCTCCATTTTTAAGAGTATTACAATATAACATATAGACTAATTGTCTTTTAGTTGTAAGTACATTAGATCGTTCATAGTGCAACTTACTATAACCTCCTCCTTTTTTATAATATTGAATAAGGTTTCCACTACTAGTGTGAATTTTATGATTAGAGCCAATAAAATATTTATTAACGTACTGTAGAAGACAAGTTTTTAAAGCTGCAAAAAAAGCTAAAATAGTAGGATGGCTAGAATCATTATAAAAAATAACATCCATAGAATCCTTTACTTTGGGATCTATTCTTCCACCATCAATTGTTCCAACAACTTTGTATTCTGTATTGTTTTTATGATAATTTATTATTTCATCACATAAAGAAGGTTTTATTTTATATTCTTCTATAAAAGTCATAGATCTTAAACATAATCCTGCGTGGTAGTTTGTACAAAATTTAAACTACCTTTTTGATTATTAGTTAAGTAATACATACAGGTTGAAGGGAACATAATAAATCTATTATTAACTAAGGGTATGTCCCAAGATCTTCCCGCTCTTCTATTTGAATCATAATGTATTCGAACACTACAGTTTTTAACAGTTACACCATATAACATGGTGTAATCTGGAGAATTTCTTAAATCAACAGGATTTATATTAAGTAAAGGAATAGATATTTCTTTAGGTTTATAAATATTTCCCCATGATTCTTTATTAATTAAAGCTATGTCGTACTCGACCTTTATATGTTCTCTAATATATGTATTAAGCATATCCCATGCCCGAGAATAAGATAATTCTCTATTAAACATATTGGATTTTAAAATGTCAGATTGCAGTCTCTTACGATCAATCTCAAAGCCTTTCGGCATTGCGACATCACCATAATATAATGCTATTTCAGATAATACTTTCTTTTGCATACCACATACCTTTTTAATTTATGCTAAATCGTCTGTCAAGTCCCAAGATTGGCCTGATTCATTCCAAACATAATGCCATTTATGAGTCCTAGCATCGTTTTGTGAATCTTGTTCTGCTGTTAATGCAGGCTCAGCTCCAATTGGAGATTTCCAACTTGCTGTTGCAATATCCTGTACCCAAGATGGGTAAGGTTTTTTAGGCCAAAAGATATTGTTATCTTCATCCCATTCATAACCAATACCTGCGTAGTTTCCTCTAAGTGCTTTTGAATTGTCACCTGATGAATGTTGGTTACGTGATGTATTATATGAAGTTTGAATCCACATTTGTGCAGGCCAATTATTGTGTTGTTCTAAATATTGTTGACCAATAGCTTCTACTGCTTTTCCTTCATGATCTTGCATATCTTTATCATCAAGAGTTAATACTTGAATAACTTTTCCCTTCATTCCTATTTTTGCAAAGTGTGCCATATATTTCTCCTTATATCTTAAAATTAATTTTTAAACAATACATAAATATTATTGAAATTTGTACCTTATAATTACAATTCCTGAACCTCCAGCTGCTGCAACACCTGTAGTTGAGTGTGGGCCATGTTCAGCTCTACCACCGCCACCACCACCAGTATTAGCAGTTCCTGCTACTGAAGCAGGTGTACCTGGTCTTCTACCACCAGCTCCTCCTCCACCTAGACCTCCAGGTGGAACGCCTGGCATACATTCGCCTCCTCCTCCACCACCACCAGCAAAATAATAAGTAGAACCACAGTTTTGACCAGAAGTTCCAAAAGCGTTTGGTACACCAGCACCAGTACCGCCAACACTTGGGGAAGCAGATGAACCGGGATTTATACCGGCAGTTATTGCACCGCCTCCACCGCCTCCATTTTTATTAGAACCTCCATCATCATAACTCGCGCCGCCATCATTTCCTTGAGGTGGACTTACTGGGGGAGTATTTCCTGATCCATAAGTTCCTCCAGATCCTTGACCTGCTCCTGATCCGCCATCATGACATGCTGGAGTTGCATTATTAGTTCCTCCACCAGCTGCTGTTAGAGGTCCAAAAGTTGAAACTGATCCTACTGCACCACCATTTGGTCCTCCTCCACCTATACTAACTGTATAAGAACCTGGACTACTAGTAACTGTTAATCCAGCGGGTGCAGCTAAAGGTTTAGCAGGGTAAGTTAAAGGCGCTAAAGAAGGGGAAGCAAATCTAAATCCTCCTGCTCCTCCTCCGCCTGTTAGAGGACTATGGTTAGAACCTCCACCGCCGCCTCCTACTACTATATATTCTACAAAGCCTAATGGACCTGATCCACCAGTAACTGAAAAAGTTCCGGGACTTGTAAATGTATGAATTTTGTAATCTCCACAAGTAGCTGTAGAGTTTCCACCTGAAGCAACTACATAAGCAGCTCCATAAAAACCATTGTTTGAAATAATTGATTTCCATCCTTGAGTTCCATCTACATATATAAACATAACTGATTCATAATCAGCTTCCAGTATAGAATCAAAAGCTCCTCCATCTATATTAGAACCACCTCTTCCAATAGTAAGAGCATTAGTACCAAAAGTTTTTGCATAATCTTTTAATGCTACACAATCACCAGCAGAAGGACTTGAAGGTAAATTACAAGTAAAAGCAGTACTTGTTGTATCACAAAAGTATCCTTTTCCTGCAACCGCAGTAAAAGTTCCTGTTTTTTTAGTTGTCTCAAAATCTACTGACGAATAAGTAGAACCGAATCCTGTCTGTGTTCCATTGTTTGTTATTGTTCCACCTGAAGCAACTGTAATATTTCCTCCAGAAGCTACATTAATTTTTGAACCACAAGGAATATTGAATCC